GTTGAAGGTGACATTCGGAGATTGATCATCAACATACCACCGAGACACATGAAGTCTATTTCGGTTGCTGTTGCGTTGCCTGCTTGGACGTGGACCATCCAGCCGCAGAAGAGATTTTTGTTTGCGTCATACGCATCATCACTTTCCGTAAGAGATTCGGTAAAATGCAGACGCCTGATTGACAGTCCATGGTATAAAGCACACTTCGGCGAAACATTCGCTTTGACAGGCGACCAGAACCAAAAGCAAAGATTTGAGAACGACAAGACTGGCCACAGGATTGCAACATCGGTTGATGGTGCATTGACTGGTGAAGGTGGCGACATTATTGTCATTGACGATCCGCACAATGTTCGTGAGGCTGAATCCTCAACAGTTCGTCAGGGTGTTCTTGAGTGGTGGGATCAAGCCATGCAATCCCGACTCAATGACCCAAAGACAGGTGCTTTCGTTATAATCATGCAGCGAGTGCATGAAAATGACTTAACAGGACACATATTGGCGAATGAATACGATGATTGGGATCATTTATGCTTACCTGCTCGATATGAAATCGGGCATCCAACACCAACACACTCAAGGCTCAACTTCACAGACCCACGCACAAAAGAAGGCGAGCTCCTTTGGCCAGAAAGAATCGACGAGACAACCCTATCCAAACTTGAGCGGTCACTGGGTTCATATGCCGCAGCAGGACAACTGCAGCAACGCCCAATGCCGAAAGGTGGGGGAATCTTGCGAGCTGAATGGTGGGTTCCATGGGAAAGTAATGATCTGCCCGAGATTGAATATGTAATTCAGTCATGGGATACTGCATTCTCAACAAAAGAGAAAACATCTTATTCCGCTCGCACAACATGGGGTGTGTTCCGCAAGAATGGCCAAATGAATGCGATTGTCATTGATATGTGGTATGACAGAGTCACTTACCCAGAGTTGCGTCGCATTGCTCAAGAGGCATATTATGATTACGAGCCAGATGCAGTTTTGATTGAGAAGAAGGCTTCTGGCCAAAGTTTGCTACAAGATTTAAGAATTGCAGGAATCCCTGTAATTGAGTATATGCCTGACAGAGACAAGGAAGCAAGAGCCCATGCAAGTTCTGCTCTTTTAGAAGATGGCAGAATTTACTTTCCATCTGACAAAAAATGGGCTAAAAATTTAATAGACATTTGTGCAGCCTTTCCAGCAGGGGATAATGACGATATAGTTGATACTTGCACACAGGCATGGCTCAGATTGAGAAAAGGTTGGTTTGTTACTCATTCTGAAGATTACGAAGACGAGGATGACCTACCGAAAAAGAGGGTGACATTATATGGCTAGAGAACCAATCCCATTCCAACCCAACGCAATCCCATTTGCGGAATCAGCACCTGCAGACGACCTGCAGGTTGAATCATTTGGAGAGGATGAAGTTCTCATTGGCGATCCTTCTCTTGATTTTGTTGATGAGATCAGCACAGCATTTGATGCAAACTTGGCTGAGGTAATTGAAGAAAGAGAACTTGACCGCAAAGCATCAACCCTAGTTAAATATTTTGACTCTGACAGGTCTGCTCGTTCCGAGTGGGAAGAGCGATACAAAAATGGACTCAAGACTCTTGACCCAGATGGTGGGCTTGAGGAGTCTGAAGAGGAGCGAGCCACACGTGGCTTGAGCACAGTTGTTCATCCGCTCATAGCTGAAGCAGCAACTCAATTCAATGCAAGAGCGATCGCAGAGTTGTATCCCGCAGGTGGTCCAGTCAAAACGACCATTGTTGGCGAGCCAGACGAAGCAACTGAAGAACAGGCTCGTCGTGTCAAAGACTTTATGAATTATCAAATCACTCAGGAGATGCCTGAGTATTTTCCTGACCTTGATCAGATGTTGTTTCAACTTCCGTTGGTCGGTCAAACTTTCAAAAAGGTCTGGTGGGACGCCAATCTTGAACGGCAATGTTCAAAGTTTGTGAAGGCTGAGGACTTTGTTGTTGCACCAGAAAGCACAGATCTTTTCACCTCCCCACGCTACACCCAAGTCATCCGCATCCCGAAAAATGATTACAACAGATATGTTGAGGCAGGTTGGTATTTACCGACTAAGTATGATGGCGATGGCATTGATCCCTCAGGCTCAACAGCTGAGGACATTGAAGGTGTCAACCCATATGGCGATGACGAACAAGACGCAGTAATGACTCTGCTTGAGATGCATGTCTATGAGGCTTTTGAAGGTCTGGACGGCATTGAAGACGAAGACACCGAAAACTTAGTCATGTTGCCTTATGTCATCACGATTGACTATGACTCTGAAAAGATCGTTGCAGTCAGACGCAACTGGCGTGAAGATGACGAAAGAAAAAAGCGTAGGGATTGGTTTATAAGTTACAAGTTCCTTCCTGGTGTTGGTTTTTATGGCTTTGGGCTTTACCACATGATTGGTGGTCTAGGCAAAGCAGCAACAGGCTCATTGAGAGCATTGCTTGACTCAGCTGCATTCGCCAACATGCAAGGTGGCTTCAAACTGAAAGGCAGAGTCAGCGGTGGCGAGATTGATGTCAATCCTGGAGAGTTCGTTGACCTAGACGCAACTGTTGATGATGTCAACAAAGCAGTCATGCCACTCCCATTCAAAGAGCCAAGCAGCACTCTGTTCCAGTTGATGGGATTCATTGTTGATTCTGGCCAAAGGTTCGCAAGCACAGCTGACATGAATGTCGGTGATGTCAACCCGAATGCACCCGTCGGTTCAACAGTGGCTTTGATTGAACAGGGCAGCAAAGCCTTTTCCGCAATCCACAAGCGTCTGCATTATTCTCAGGGTCAAGAGTTCAAACTTCTTTCTCAGGTCAATGCAGAGAATCTTCCAGAGTCTTTCCAGTTCGCTGTTTCTGGCACAACACAAACAATCTATGCGGCTGACTTCAATGATCGGATTGACATCATCCCTGTGTCAGATCCAAACATTTTCAGCACAGCACAGCGGATCGCCCAAGCACAAGCTATCCTTGAAATGGCTCGTTCAGCTCCCCAACTACATGACTTGTATGAAGCCTACAAGCGTATGTATGAGGCGATCCGCATCCCCAACATTGACGAAGTTTTGAAGAAGCCTGATGAGGCACCACGCACTGATCCGATTGATGAGAACATGTCAGTGATGTATGGCAAGCCAATCAAAGCATTCCCAGAACAAGATCACGAAGCCCACATCGCTGTTCATCTTCAGTTTATGCAAGATCCGTCTCTCGCAGGCAACCCAGCAGCCAAAGCGATGCAACCAATCCTGATTGCACATGTCGCAGAGCACATTGCGTTGTTGTATCGTCAGCGTATGGAATCAAGCATTGGCGTGCCGTTGCCGAACTTGCCGAATCTGCGTGATCCGAAGTTCAAGTTTGAGGACATTGATCCTCAGATGGATATGCTCATTTCTCAGAGAGCTGCACAGGTCGTTCAGCAAGCACCTCAGATGGCACCAATCCGTGCACTGCAGGCAATGCAGCAAGGCCAAGGCCAACAGAATCCGCTACAATATGCTCAGCAGTTGGCAGAACTTGAAGCAAAATCTCTCATGGAAAGGACACAAGCAGAGATCCAAGCAGATCAAGCCAAAGCCCAGTCTGACATCCAGATTGATCAGGCCAAAGCCCAGCAGGATCTGCAGATCGCACAAATGAAAGTTCAGGCTGATCTTGAGGCGAAGGTCGCAAAACTTGAAGCAGATCTGCAACTTGAGCGTGAAAAGAATATTATGAAAATGCAAATGGAGGCTAATGATGGCAATGTCTGACACTGAAATGGCTCTGGCTCTTGGAGCCAACCAACTCGCAGCAATGAGGCCAGTTGATCCTGGAGCATTCAGTGGCATTCAGCCAAACATGGCTCCTCCGATGCCGAGTCCGATGGGAGCAATGAGTGATCAAGAAGCGATGATGATGAGAGGCTCGATGCCTGCTTCACCGATGCCAAACCCGATGGGCTCAATGAGCGATCAAGAATTAGAGATGATGAGAGGATCGATGCCTTCAGGAGACATGCCAGCTCCAGACCTCAACTCTCAAGAAGGCATGATGCGTTATCTTCAAGAAAAAGTTCGTCAAATCCGTGAGCGGACAGGTGGCGGTGCGATGAGTGATGCTGATATGGGTGCACTTGAGGCTGTCATGCAATCAATGCCACAAGCAGGACCACCAATGGGAGCAAAAAGATAATGGCCATTCCAGGAGTAACCCCAACACAAGTTTTGATGAGTCTTGATGAAACTGATGATCAAGGCAACATAGGTGCAGCTCTTGGATATGGCTCTCAAGCAGAAAAAAATTACAGATCTTCGCTAGGTGGCCAAATGGCTCCGATTTACGGCAAGGGTGGTTATCAATACGCAACCCTCGCACCATTTAATCAGATCTTTTCTTTAGACGACGACACGAGCGATGACACAGGCTCAACAGTTCCCATTCAAAGACCAGTTACAGACGATGGCGGGTCTTCTTCAATTTTTCAAGACGCAGCAACAGTAGCACAAAACATAGTTCAAAATCCTGCGGTGAATCAAACCACATATGGCCCAATCACAGGCATGGTTCAAGATTACATAGGCGATGCAAACATTGATGTCCCTTTTGTTGGCAATGTCAATGTCCCGAATGCAGTCGTCAATACAGCTCTTGACACAGCTTTTAATTTTGGGGTTCCTGGATTAGGAGTCCTTTCAACAATCGCCAACCCAACTCAAGTTGAGACATCTTGGGGAACGCCATTCAACACTGGTGGTGGTGGATTGATCGGCGTCATTGGTCAGGCTTCACTCAACAATCTTGAAAACATTTACAGCGAAACTCAAGCAGAAACTCCTGGATACAGTTTTTATGCTCCTGGTGATCTTCCTGGAACCAGCACACCAATAGGCTTGAGTCCTGGATTGTTCGGATTCGGGACTGTTGTTTCAGGCAATACACAAGCGATGCCAGAGCAAGCAGATTTGAATAAAGACGGAGTCATATCAGCAACAGAAGTCGCAGCATTCGCTGATCCAACTTCTCCTGGAGCACAAGCCTTTCAAGAAATTGAAGACAACAAGGCAGCAGCCAACCAACAGCTGCAAGATTATTATTCAGCCCAAGCAGCAGCAGGTGAAAATGCTTTTTATGGCGGTTCAGTTGTCACAGACAGCCAAGGCAACGCAGTCACAGACGGCCAAGGAAATCCTGTGACCTCTGGTGGTGTTTATGGTGCACCACCTGCTTCAACAACTTCTTCTTCAATGACAAATAATGATATTGTTGATGCGATCGTCTCTGGTATGAATAATGCTGCAGCCAACCCGAATCCTGCAGGCTCTTATCAAGTCGCGAGTTCAGGCAACATCGTCAGCGATGCAGGGTCAAGCGACAGCGGGATGTCAAGTTCTGAAAGTGCAGCATCAAGCGGTTATGCAGAGACTGTTTCGGGTGGTGGTGAGTTCGGTGGGACTTCTGGCCCAGCAACCTCCGCAGCATCCTACAACGACAAAGATGGTCTTCCTGGAGGCAAAACTCAGAGCAGTTCTTCAAAAGACGATGGAGATAGCAGCTCTGGTGGTGGCTGTGTCATTGCGACCCATGGCGTCATGACTGGTGGCTTCACATTGATGGAAAAAGCCAAAGCCGAGTTGTGGTGTCAAAAAACATATCACGGCAAGTGGTATGGCGAAGCATTCCGCAGAGGCTACAGAGCAGCAGGTCAGCGTTGCATTGATCAGGGCAAGGCTCGTGAGCACTATCAAGAATTCAAAGATTTTGTCGCCTATGGTCGTGGCGTTAAAAAAGGCTGGGGATTGGCGTTCAAATATTACATGCGGACAATCCAATTTTTTGTAACAGGCTTGTTCATAAAAGGAGACTAACATGGCTGAAGTG